AGATGGCTTTGGTAACATGAAAGAATACTACGAGTCTAGCTATGTAGAGATTTTAGAGTTCTGGGGTGATTTACACAACACAGCTACGGGTGAACTAGAACGTAACATGGTTGTAACTATTGCTGATCGTTCTATGTTACTACGTAAAGTCAAGATGCCTAGTTGGTTAAAGACAGCTCCTATCCATCACGTTGGTTGGAGGTTACGTCCTGATAACTTATGGGCTATGGGTCCACTAGAGAACTTAGTTGGTATGCAGTACCGAATAGACCACCTAGAGAACGCTAGTGCTGATGCTTTAGATTTAGCTATTAACCCACCTATAGTAATATCTGGTGAAGTAGAAGAGTTTAACTACGGGCCAAACTCAGAGATACACATAGATGAGGGTGGAGGCGTAACTGAGCTAGGTAAAAACCTAGGTGCGGTCATTACAGCAGATAATGATATTGCGGGCTTAGAGAGGCGTATGGAGTCCTTTGCAGGTGCTCCCAGTGAAGCTATGGGTATCCGTACCGCAGGTGAGAAAACAGCCTTTGAAGTACAGCAACTACAGAACGCAGCAGGTCGTATATTTCAAGAGAAGATTACCTCTTTTGAAACTGAGCTTTTAGAACCACTACTGAACTCTATGTTAGAGGTATCAGTACGTAACATGCAGGTAGTTGATGTAGTACGCTCTGTGGATACTGACTCTGGTGTTGTAGAGTTCCAAAGTATTACTAAAGAAGATCTACAAGCTAACGGAGTTATTAGACCAGTAGGTGCTAGACACTTTGCTGCGCAAGCACAGTTAATGCAGAACTTAACTCAACTGTACAGCTCTCCTATAGGTCAAATGGTTGCACCTCATACATCCAGTAAGAAGATGGCTGAAGTTGTAGAGAACCTCTTAGGGCTTGATAGGTACGACCTATTTAAACCTAACGTTGCTATACAGGAACAACAAGAGACTCAGAGTATGGTTAACCAAGCTCAGGAAGATTTAGCTGTAGAATCTGAAGTAGGTCTTGCTAATGAAGAATAGTTGGTGTAGTGGTTTAGAGCCAGACGCTAAGAAACAAATGGAGGATTACTTTAGGAGTAGTCCTATCCTTAGGGAAAGGTTAAAACATTTAATTAAGAACAAAATTAAGAACAGGAAAGCTAAAAGTATATCCTTAGAGGAGTTCGATAATCCCTCTTGGGCATACAAACAAGCAGACAAAAATGGTTACGAAAGAGCGTTAATAGAAATAATTGAATTAATTTCATAAAAATGTGACACAAAACCTAAAAATACTGGTATAATTAAGTATAACATTTAAAAATATTAGTAACAAAGAATAAAGCTTTCCTTCTTCTTTAAAAGAAAGCGTCTAATAAAATACTATTACCCAATAGTTAAAGGAAAACAATGTCTATATTTGAAAAAGAAGAAACACAAGAAACTAAGCCAGATAGCCAAGCTGGTGACACTAGCGTTAATAACTCATTTGATGACCTGTTAAATAATATTAAGAACGATAGTGGAGAGCGCAAATACAGTTCAGTTGAATCAGCACTTGAAGCATTGAAACACTCACAAGAATATATCCCAACCTTGAAAGACGAAAAGAATAGTATGTCTCAAGAGTTAGAAAAATTCAGGAGTCAACAAGCTAAACTAGATGATTTAACTTCTATTGTAGAAAAGCTTACTGCACCCAAAGACGAGGGGTCTAACCAGACTCGTGAATCTTACGGTGAGCAGGATGTGGCAAAACTAGTTCAAGAAGCTCTTAACCAGAACAAAGCTCAATCCACCCGTGAATCAAACACACAGTCCGTGACCTCAGCATTAGCAGGTAAGTTTGGCACTGAAGCGGAAAAAGAGTTTTATGGTAAGGCAAAAGAACTAGGTATGACTCAAGAAGCATTTAACCACTTAGCGGCTACCAGCCCTAAAGCAGTTCTATCTTTCTTTGGTGATATAGCACAAGAACCCTCAATGACGAGGGGCTCACAGAGTGTAAACCATAGCTTTGAAAAACCTAAACCAAACGGTAAGGTTGACAGAGCAGAAAAATCTGTCATGGCAGGGGCCTCTACTAGAGACTTGCAAGGCGAAATGGCTAGGCACAAAGCAGCAGTATACGCTAAATATGGCGTTCAACATTAAAATAAAATAGGTATATAACATGCAATTAACAACTAATACTACAGCTTTTATTGAAGCAGAACAGTATTCAAGCTTTATCTTAACCAACCTACATGATGGCTTAATGCCTAGCATGTGGTACCGTGATGTCGGTGATTTTGGTTCAGGCGAAACATTAAACATTAAAACAATTGGTTCAGCTACTATTCAGGAAGTTTCTGAAGACACAGCTATTAACTACAGTCCGATTGAATCTGGTGAAGTACAACTAGTAATTACTGATTACATCGGTGATGCTTGGTACGTAACCGACAAGCTACGTCAAGATGGTTCACAAGTTGAAGCACTTATGGCTGCTCGTTCACAAGAATCTACTCGTGCTATCCAAGAGAACTTCGAGACTCGTTTCTATGAAGTATGTGAAGCAGCTCAAACTAATGCTAACGCTAACGCCATTGCTGGTTTTTCACATCGTTTAGCATCTACTGAAGCCAGTGGTCGTATCCAGCTCTCAGATCTAGTTTCTCTTAAGCTAGCTTTTGATAAAGCCAACGTTCCTTATGCTGGTCGTGTAGCTTCAATTGACCCAGTGTTAGCCGCTACTTTAGATAACTTAACTACTATTACTCACGATGTATCGGAGTTTGGTGCTAAGATTTTAGAGAATGGTTTTGACCGTGATCATCAGTTCCTTATGAACTTGTATGGCTGGAACTTAATTACCTCTAACCGTTTAGCCAAAGGTACTTTCTCAGATGGTACTACTAACTTAACTGGTGCGGTAGCTAACGTATTCATGTCAATCTTAGATGACAACACTAAGCCTATGATGGCTACATGGCGTCAGATGCCTTCCGTTGAAGGTGAACGTAACAAAGACTTTGCTCGTGATGAGTTTGTTACACGCGCTCGTTGGGGCATTGGTGCTCAACGTCTAGATACATTAGCTATCTACATTACTTCTGCAACAGCAGTATAAGGAATAAATTATGAGTTTTGAAACAACACCTCTTCGTGGTGTATCAGCGCAATATGGCGCACGTAAGGTCGGTGGTTTTGAGGGTGTTAAAAAGACCTCTGGCTTAACCTATGAAGCAATTATTAACTTCGATGGAGACCTTTTACCAAAGAAAGTTAAAGTCCCTGCTGGTGCAATTGTTACTGATTTAAAAACTGGCTTTGCTACTGGTGCAGTTTCCGCTGCTACTGTTGGTGCAGTTGATGTCTCAGGAGCTACTGGTGTAGTTGCTAACAACGTTGCAATCCCTTTAGGTGGTGACTTAACTGTTACTGGTCCTACTGCTGGTTCAATAATCGTAGAATATGAGTTTACTGCTGCTTCTGTAGTCTAGTATAATACCTAAGGGGCTTGGAGATAATCCTTGCCCCTTTTTTATTGCCCAAAGGAGAATAATATGGCAGAACATAAGAATATCACAGGTGTTAATGTACATGAGCCTAAGGGAGCTGACACAGCCTTGGCTGGTAGAGTATATATTTCAGATGGAGCTGGGTCTGGACTTTGGTCTGAGCCACCAACTATTGTGACTGTACAAGATGTAATAACTAGCTTTAGTACAGCAGCCTCTCAAAGCCCAACTGGACTAGACACAGCAATGCAAGTAGAGTTCGGTGTAGGTGGAGGTTATACTGGCCCAATTCAAGTTAACCCTGATGGGGGAATTCAAGTTAACACTACAGGGTCTTACACAGTTAAAACTACTTTTTCTATAGGTAGGACTGGCACTTCTGGAGTTGCTTCTTTATACCTAAGAAGGTTAATTAATGGATTTCAAATTGGAAAAAGTGTACATTTCCTAGTTAGTTCAGATGAGTCTTATATTCCTTTTGTAGACAGTTTTACTTCTATACTTTCACAAAACACAACTTTAACGTACCAACTAATTAGAGATAGTGGGGAAGGGGGTAACTACGGAGGGTTGTTTGAAAGCGTACCGACAACAACAGGTTGGGGTACTTCACCAACAGCATCAGTTACCGTATCAAGGTTTACATAATATGAAGATAACACTACTTGAAATAGTTCAAGAAATAATGTCTGATATGGATACAGATGAAGTTAACAGTATATTTGACACAGTAGAGTCTGAGCAAATAGCCTCTATTGTTAAGCGTTCTTACATTAACTTGATATCCACACGTAACTGGCCTCACCTAAGCAAGCTTATACAACTATTTAATAGTGGCACTTTAGCAAGACCTACGCATTTAAGTATGCCAGAAAACATCAAAGAACTTGAGTTCTTAAACTACAACGTAAGTAAGAAAGACGAAACTAAACGTGTCTACAAAGAGATGACTTACTTAGACCCCGTTGAGTTCTTATTTAAAATTAACAACAGAAACAGTGATAACGAGAACATAGAAGTAATAGATAACGGTGGTGGAGTGGAGCTCTTGATAGACAACTCACATCCTCCTAGATACTGGACTTCTTTTAATGACCAAGACATAGTTTTTGATTCCTTTGATAACACAGTAGACTCTACACTTCAAGCTAGTAAAGTTCAAGCCAAGGCTTACATGACACCTACATGGGTTATGGAAGACAGCTTTGTACCAGACTTCCCAGCAGAAGCGTTCTCTAACCTAGTAGAAGAAGCTAAGAGCACAGCATTCATAGTCCTTAAGCAAGTAGCTAATGGTAAAGCTGAAGCTAATGCACAACGTCAAGCACGTTGGTTATCTCGTAAGAGTTGGTCAGCTAAAGGCGGTATTCAGTTCGCTAAGTTCGGTAGACGTGGTAAAGGTAGAGACTCCCAGAAAGACTCAACGTTTAGGCAGGATAATTAAAGATGGAATACAAAGGTTATATAATTAAGAGCTATAGTAAGT